GAGTGAAGAAGAGCCAGAACACCCTTTGGAGCGATTCTGCATTTTTTCGTAATAGTCCTTCGCAGTTGAGTCATTATCAGTATAGTAAAGGGTGTCTGAAAAGAACCTATACCAACTCGTCAATCTCTTATTAACTATTTCTTTTGGTCTACCGGAGAAAACCTCATCGCTATGTTTCTACATTATTTCAGTAGTGCAATTACTAATCCGATGTCTAAACTACTACCGTTCAACTGAATCATCGTAGCTTGAATATGACCGATATACAAATGTACAAAAATTATTTTGTATTTCCAAATCAGAGTTAAAGTTTCAGGGTTTAATTAAGCATGAACAATAATATATATCGACATAATTTTTCAAACGCCGATTTATTACAACAAATTTTAAAATAGATGTTAATATAATGTGTGATGATTAATATAATACTGCGACACTATTACTAATTTCATTCGCAGTTCATCACTATACAATTATATATACCCCATAGTTGAGTGCCATCGCTATGGGGTTTTTTATTGCATAAAAAAAGGTAGCTATTTTACGGCTACCCTTCTTTGTTTACTCTCTTTTACTTTACCTTCCTTGTCCTTTGTACTTCTTTGGTCTTTGTTCTTTAGGTCCATAGGATTTTTTTCCAGAGTTTGGACCTGTTTTCCTTTTACCAAATGTTACCTTTTGTGAACTACCTGCGCTTTTAGCTTTTGCCATTAGTGTTTAGTTGTGTCTACTTTTAAAGAATCTACTTTTAATGTGTCTGTTTTAGTCAGGGTTGAGTCCGTTTTAACTTCTGAAGAACTATTACCACATGCTGATAATAATCCAAGAGAAACGATTAGAATTACTTTTTTCATTTTAATTTATTTACTTTCAATTAAATCATTTATTTGAACTTGGAGATTGTTTATTAGAAATGATAAAGTACGAATAAGCTCTTGTAACTCTTCCAAGTCTCTTTGAGCATGCTCCATCTTTAATTCTAAATCTAATAAACGAGTTTCCACGTTATCCACCGTATTCAGATTTTATATAACCACAAACTTTCTTTGCGGTTTCTTCATCACCATATCTAGCTTCTTGGTCAGCGATACATTCATCCCAAGGGTATGAACCACCACCTTCTTCTGCTAAATTAATTCCTCTATTGAATGCATCTTTAGCTGCTAAATGCATTTGTGCTTTGATTCTATATTCAGAGAATTTGTTTTTAGACATATTCCCTTTTTCATAAGATGCGTAGCAAATTGCTAGGGCTTGTTCTTGGTCATATTCTGAACCTATTTCAGTCATACAACGACTAACGAATGCATCTTCAGCTTCTCCTTTGCTTGGGTTAGGTATTGGCATAGTTTTATTATTTTCTAATTACTTCTACAGAACCATCTTCATGTCTGATTAAAGTAACGATTGCGTTATCTAATAATATTGTTTTCATTTTATTTATTTTGATGGTGTTGAACCATATAAGCAATTGAATTGCGTTTGTTGTGATGTAGTACCTTCTGCCCATCCAAATGAACGAATAATACCTTCACCTCTTAAAGTTAAAGTATCTCCCAATGAATATGCAAATCCAGTGTTAGTTGATAATGTATCACTAACTATACTACCTGATGCTTTTAAAGTTACATCTCTTTCACCAAATGGAGATGTTGTACCTCTTACTAAAAATCCTACTATTGTATTTTTAGATGTGAAGTCTCCGAACACATAATTAGGTGCACCACTACCAACTTGCAATATTGCACTACCTGTTCCATAATATTGAGATGTTAATCTCCAATTATTGCTTGGAGCAGTAACACCACTCAATTCAAACGAACCTGTTACAATTCCTATTTGAACTCCAAGTGCTGATAATGGAACAGTCAATGAGCCAGAAAATGCTATCGCTGGATAAGGACATCCATTTTGTACAATACTAATCAAAGATGCAGAACCTGTTATAGTTCCAGCTGAACCCGTATCAGGAGTATAAAACCCATCTGAATTAGTTGGATACCATTTTTGGTTTACCTCATCTAAAGATAATGCAGTATACGTCAATTCTGGCGTACCACAACCTAATGGATTTTTTGCCGTATTAGGGCAACCTCCACCACCTCTTCTTTCAGTTGCAAGGTTTACATTTCTTAATACGTTTACTGATGGCATCTTATATTATTTTAATGCGATGATGTTTTGCGCTGTTGTTCCAGTCACAAATATTTTGTTTACGATACCAGGGATAAAACCTGATGCTGATACGAATGTTAATACAGAACCATCTGCAGTTTCAACTTTCAAATCACCTGCTGTACCTACATATACTCCACCTGCTGTGAATGGTAAGGCTTCAGTATTTGAACCTGTTGTTGCTAAACCTCCTGAAAATTGTCCGTTTTCAACATATCCGTGTTGATTAATAATTGTTCCCATGTTTATATTTTTTTATTTATTTAACTTTAAATGTTTGTCCGTTGAATCTACATTTATCAACGGTATTATAATCGATTGTTCTCCAATCTCCGTCTAATCCTATCACTTGTAAGTTTACCATGCCTTCTGCTGCTTTAGTATCACTACCTCCTGCATTTCCACCTACATATGCTGCTGAATCCCAATAACAAAAGTAATAACGATTATCACCTTCTTGAGTAGTCCAACCTATACGGATTGGATTATCAGCAGTGGATTCCTTTAACATTAGTTCGAAAGTTCTAAATGAAATTTCGCTTAATGCAAAGTTCATCAATTTATTATATACTTTGTTATCGTACATACTATTGTTCTTCTTTAATAGGTACACAATTAGGTGAACCATCAGGTTGTAAACCAATTGGTTCATACCCATCCCAACATGGATTAGGTTCTATATCTAATTCAGTTATTGGTCCGCCTGTTACCCAAGCATCACAAGTTCTTTTTGCTGCACATTTGAAATCAAATGCTTCACAATATCCTAAATCTCCTGCATCGATTGTACTCCATGCATCGGTTTCATTTCCTATTCCTTCAGCAATACATTCTAATATTGCTTTTGTTTGATTGAAGAAACTACAATTACCACAAACGGCTTTTTTAGCTGCTTCAATATCTCCTCCACCAAACATATCAGCTTTAGCTTTCCAATAATCTTCGTTAGGTTCATTAGGGTTTAAAGGGCCGTAATGTGCATCTTTAATTGCTTTCTGACGATTCTTTAAATTGGTAGGTATATCCCTTGTTGCCGTAGGACAAACTGCCAATCTATATTGCTTTAGCTTTAATAATATTTGTTGATTACCTAACATATTATTTCTTTAAAGTAAGTAAATAAATAGTTTGTGCAATCAATGCTGAAATCTCATCTATTTGATTTTGAATCCAACTCTCTTGATAAATCGTTTTTCTTTCAGTTTCTACATATTTGTAAAGAGCTTGAAAGTATTTAATCGTTTCATCAGTTGAAACCCAATCAGTAAAATCATGCGGTTCATATCCTTTTGGACGTCCATATATACCTGCAGTTGATTCAACTAAACCATCTAACAATTCAAGGATTTCATCATAGAAACCATTTAATGTTTTATGTTCAGAATATACTTCCGTTTGGTTATGCCAAAAGATAGTTTGTTGTTTGGCTGAGTTTAATGTACTCAAAAATTCTACAAATGTTGCCATATATCTTATTTAAATATTTTCTTTCTAATTTTAGGACTTAAACCAATCGTTACAGCCGGTATAGTTGCTGGTGCTACTATTCCACTTGCTGCTTGACCAGGATAAGATGATGCTACTGAAGGTTGTCCTTCTGCCTCTATAAATCCTAATGATTTCAATTTATTGTGTGCCCATCCTAATGCTGCCTTACCACCCCAAGCCATATACATAAGATATCCACAACCATCTCCAAATGATTTAGATGATTCCAAATCTCCTTCATGTCTACTTAAAAAAGAATACATTCTCTTTATAGTATCTTCTGAAATTGGTTCACCCTTTGCTAATTGTTGTGCTCTTATCTTACCTACTGGTGTACCACAACTTCCCCATCCATTTTTATTTGCCCACTCAATCGCTTTCTTTGCGTTATTCTTAACTCCATCAGGGTAATCAGAATGTGATTCCATATCAATTCTTTTACCACCTTTGAATCTATTATCTTTCTTAATAAGATACTTTAATCTATCTATTACTTTTTTTGCTTCCTGTTCGCTTAGTTGAGTTATCTCCTTCTCCATCAACACTTCATCCACCATAGATGCTTGGACTAATTTGTGACTAAATAAACCCTCAATACTGAACCCTTTTACTTTACCTGTCTTTACATAATCATTCCAAATCTTCTTATCTGAAATTTTAAACAAACCAACCCAACTACCTTGTGGTAAATTTAAACCATAGTTGTTTGATTTATCCAATGGACCATCTTTAACCCAGCTCTCTACTAAATCTACACCTTTAATTGCCTTATCGTGCTCTAAAGTTGCTTTATCAGTATATTTCTTCATCAAATAGTTTTGTGCCAACTTCTTAACTGTATCTTTTGTAAAGAATACATGATAAGGTTGTCCTTCTCCATCTACTCTTAATATCTTCTTATCAGGTATTAAGATTGGACCAATTAACATTTGTTGTTCGTTATCAACTGCCGCAAACTGAACTACTTCTTTATCAAAGAAAATAAAATCTGATTCTATGGCTGGAGATTCTACTAATGAGATAGCAAATACCTCATCCATATTATCTTCTATTTGTAATTCGTATAGTTTCATAATGTAATAACATTAAAAGTTTTAAAAATGATTATCCACCACTAAAGGTTGCTGCTCTACTTGTTCTTCTATCTAATGCCTGTTGTGATGAAACATCTCCACTAACTACATATGCTTTAATTGGAGCTGCTGCTTTACCTAATGTTTCAGCCAATTGTGTATTTGGATTCTGTCCACCAGTCGTTTGTACTTGTGGTGCAGTTGCAGATGATATAGTTGGTGGCGATGGCATTGATGCTGAACCTCCTCCTCCCGTAGAACCACCACCTCCAGTAGCGCCTGGTATTTGTACTGAATTAATTTGTTGTATTGCTTGAACACCACTTGCAATTGCTGCTGCCGCTGCTAAACCTCCGGCAATCGTATTGATTGTAACCCAAGGTTGTCCAAAGGTTAATGGAGATGCCGCAACTGCTTTTAAGTTTGCTATTTGAGTATTCACAATGATACTACCAATTGCTGCTGCTTTTTCAACTGCGATTGCTGCAATTGCTAATGCCTTATTCTTACCTGCTAATTGAGCAAGTGAATTACCAATACCAGCTATTACATTTAATCTATCTAATTGAATTTGTTTTTCAGCAATTGCTGCTCTTAACTTAATATCCTTTAGATTCTGCTCATGTTCAGTATTGATTGCTTCAATTTGAGTTGCATTATCTTTAGCATTTTGTAATTTAATTGCATATGCTTCATTTTCAATCGCAATACTATTATCTAAATATGCTTTAGTTCCTTCAGTTAATGTTTTTTGTTGTGCCTGTAATAAAAGCAAATCATCATTCATTGCTTTGATTCTAGCATCGGTATCTATTTTAGCTAAATCGTTATTGAAAGTAGTTTTTAGATTAGCACGAATAGCTTGCTTCTCTTCTTCAGATTTTATGATAAATTGTTTATCCTCTTCTAATGCTTTTAAATCATCAGCGTACTTATCTGCTCTAGCTTGCTTAGCCTTTTCAGTTTCATCTTTGATTGCATTAGTTCTGATATCACGGGTCTTTTTCGCAAAATCTTCAGTTAATTTAGTTTGCTTATCTGCGAATACCTGTAATTCAACTAATCTATCTTCATCTAATTTCTTTTGTTCTTCTGGAGTTTGTGCAGTACTCTTTCTTAACTTATATAATTCTTCTGCTGCTTTTCTTTCAGCATCTAATTTCTCTTGCTCACTTTTAGCAACTGCAATAGCTTGGTCTTTTCTATGATTGATATCATCTTCTCTAATCTTCTTTTGTCTATCAGCAAAGCCAGTTGTTTGAGTAGTATAATCAGCATCTAATTTAAGTAATTCAGCCTGTAATTCTTTATATTCAGTTGAACTTTTCTTATATAGTTTCTGCTTATCTTCTAATTCTTTCTTTTTAAGTTCATAAGATTTTTGAGCAAACTTAGCTTCAACATCTAATTTTTGTTGTTCAGTTTCAGCAACTGCTAATGCTTCTGCTTTAAGTTTTTCTAATTGTGCTTCATCTAACTTATCTTCAGCTTCTAATCTCTTTAACTTTTCTGCTAATGCTTTTTCAGCAGCTTCTTTTTGTTTATCTAAATTCTCTTTTTGAGTTTTAGTGGTTTTCTTATATCCTTCTTCGAATCTACCTTCTGCTTTCTCAAAATTATCTGCAAATCCTGTAACGGATTGTTTTGCACTTTCCCATGCTCCACTAAAATCACCTTTGATTAATTTACCAACTGCTTCACCTATCTTACCTAATGATTGGAAAAATGCAGCAGTTGCAGAATAAGCAACTTTAAATGCCTGTGTTACATACGGCATTACTTTAAGTGCTAATTCAACAAGTCCATCGATTACTGGTTGTAACGCTGATAATACACCACCTAATGTTTTTTCAAACATAATGATGATAGGTTCAAACTTCTTCATAGAACCTTCAGTTTCAGCAAATGCCGCAACTAAACCTCCTAATAGAGAAACGATTAAACCAATACCTGTTGCTTTCAATGCAGCACCCCAAGATTGAGTAGCTACTTTAGCTTTGTTTAAAGCACCACCTAATGCACCAATAGGTCCACCAGCTGATTCTAAAGTATCAATCCAATCGGCAGACTTTGCTTTAGCAGATTTAATTTTATCTTCTAAATCATCAATTTGATTGTAAAGTTTCTTAAAATCTTCAGAACCAGCAGCAGTTTGTTTTAACTGCTTTTTAAGTTCTTTCAATTGAGCTATCGAACCTTCAGCATTTGTTTGTACATCTACTTGGACTTTGATTTTCTTATCTGCCATATTCTTCTTTTAATATTTTTAAAAGCATCTTTCCAAGTCAATGGGATTGCATGCCTTCCTTTTGCTATATCAATATTTTGACTTACACCATAGAAATCATTCGTATTCAGTAAATCTATTATATCCGTTATCATAATCTTATAACAATTTAAATTAGTTCTATTGTTGACTCACTAAATCCAATGCATCTGGAATTACCGGGCCTATTAATTGTAAATTACATTCACCTGTTTTAAGTGAGTAATCGTTTATTGCTCTTAAATGCCAGTAGTTACCTCTAAAGTTTACAATATCATTTAATGTCATATGGAAGTAATCTGCTAATGGTATAATAGCTGAACAATTCAGAATTCTAGTTCTTGGATTGTAAAGAAATGAAATATACTTTTGCCAATAATCTGAATACAATGAGCCAGTTGGTAATGCACCATAAGCAGGTGATTCATTATTAAACAACAAAGATTTAGAATCTGATGTTGGGAAACTGCCTGTAACTACATTATAATGGTCAAAATAAGGAAAATTTGTTTGTGGGTTTGCTGCATTATTTGAATCTGCAATATACCAAGTTTCACAATCTACTTGTCCATTATAAAAATAAAGACGAGGTAAAACTCTAGCTGGTTTATAATCAGCAGAGTTTATAAATGTTGGAATGTATAAAGGTATTTTTTGTGTTGCCATAATATTTTATTTTAACAATCAGATGTTTTAGTGAATGGACCACAACCTTGCAATGAACCATCTCTTGCACAAGTTATTAAATATGTACTTCCTGCTGAAACATATGCTGATTGATTTGCACCATTACAACCTGTCCAATAAATAGTACAACCAGCGTATGCATAGTATGAATAGTTTGAACAAGTATATGATGGAGCTAAACCACCAACAGAACCTGATAAACCTGTACCTTGTAAGTATAATAGGGGTTCAGATGCAAATGAAGTTTTAACATCAAATGTACCTTGTGAGAAGAAGTTTGTAGTATCCGTATAGTATATCTTACCATACTCTCTATTTGCTCCTTTAGCAAATTGTTGAGAAATATAATCTTGGTCTAATGTATCTCCAAATGTAAGTTTATTTACAGCAAAGTTATTAGCCGGTAATACTTCTATCTTATCATCTAAATTAATGTATTTATTAAAATCTTTAATTTTACCTTTCTGATACCAATCATTAAATGTTTCGATAATGAATTGATTTGGTTTAGTGTTATCAGGGTATATTACCAAGTTAAATTTCTTTTGAATACCTGTGATAAAATCAACCAACTTAATACCTGATGTGCCATACGGCATATTTGATGGTATATCTATTACTCTCCCATCAGCAGCTTGTCTAACCCTTGTTATTTCTAAATATGATTTAGGTTGTCCACCTGGGTCTAATGTGAGTTTAAATTTATCATATGGCGGATTAAATATATTAACCCACTCTAATCCAAAGTAATATGTTCCAGGAGCTATTACAGATGTTGCAAACTTTTGAGCAACTTCTACAGTTGAATTTTGACCTGTATCACCTTGAGCAAATTGAGCATTTGTTGATGCTGAAAAATAAGTACTTAAATCACTTAATACAACATTAGATGCAATATTCAATGAACCTGTTTCTCTAACATAGAAATATAATGCCGGTCCACCTAAACTACCTGATAAATTAATATTTAAATTAATATTACCTTGTAAAGATGAAGAATGGTCTAATGTAATTTTATAAGATGCATTAGGACCAACAACACTTGATGGGTCACTTTGAACATTATACCATGGTAAATTTGTAATTGAAGCTGAAGGAATAAGCAAATCAGTTTGATAACTTCCACTAAAAGGAGCTATTTTAATTTGTCCTAATGTTTCCAAATCAACACCGGCATATTCAGGATACTTTAATGCAGTATTACAAAACATATAAACATCTTTTAACCATTCCTGATTCATAAAGGATGATGAATATGTATATCCAGTCGTTTCAAATATTGCATCCCAAACTGCTTTAACTCTAATAGCAGGTTTAAAATCCTGCACAGTTAAACCCTGTTGTGGAGAGTTACCATCATCGATACCTGTCCATATTTCGTTTGGAGTAAATTGCCATCCTTGTCCATAATCAGCAAGGGGATAAACAATATCGTGATTGAATAAACCACTACCAGTCTCCCAGCTTAATTCTATGTTAGCTAAAGATGATGTATGATTATATTTTGCTAATGAACTTAAATCAGTTAAGTATAATCGATTTATATCTCTACCAAATGAAGATAGAGCACCAAATATAGTTACCTCATATGAATCGATAAACTTATTTGCAATAACATTTACCTTATTTAATTGAAGGTATCCGTTAGATAAATAAATACCACCAAAATCAAAATATGCAGGAACTTTAACATTTGTTGCAAATAGAAATGGTTGGTCTATGGATATATCATAAACATGCTCAAAGAACGCATTGTTCTTCTTTGTTCCTGGCAATGTTAATTGACGTGTGAAACTTGAAGGTAATACACCGATATCAAATACACCTGTTACATTATTGGATAACTTAATATCCTCATCTTTAAACAAATCTAATTGAACTTGGTCATCACCAGCTATTAATTTAAACTGAAAACCTTGAGTACTAATTATCCCCATTATAATATAAGTTTGTATGCCTGTCCATAATTGAAATCAAATTGGTATTGAATCAAATGGTCATTTACACCTGTTTTGAATGTTATATTTTGAGTAGCAATTGTTAAAGGTCTTACTAAAGCTTGTGCTTCATCATATACCCAATAGATTTCATCTGAAACCAACAATTGTTTTAATATTTCATTATAATCTTCAGGTATCCAAAATGAATTCACCTGAATAGATTGTTTAGAATCTACTACATAGTTTAAGATACCAGAATCATAATTTTGATATGATAATGTAGAACCTTCCCAACTACCTAATTGTGGTTGATAAGTTTTCTTTTCGGTTTGGAATGATTTACGATTAACCATATAGAAGTTAAACCAATCAAATTGTCCAAATCTATTCTTCCATTTGATTCTTACATTAGGATATTTTTGAATACATTCTATTGTGTATTTAATTGGTAATCCTAAAGGAGTAGAACCATTATATGCTTGTGTTGTATAATAAGTTAATCCGTTTGTAGATAATGGGAATCCACTTTGTGCTGGTCCAATTGGATATTGTGCAATCTGACCAGATGATGATAGGTTTGTACTAACTGTGTAATCAGCACTTCCTAAATTAGATGTATATACAATCTTTGTTGGTTGTGCTCCACCTGCTGCACCAACATACACACCTGCTGTTCCGTAGTTATCTATGAATGCAGATTGAGTTGCCGGTCCACTTGTCATTAGGGGCCAATATGCTGATGCTGATGTTATGTTTTGTCCAATTGGTTCTTGGAATACACCATATCCATCTAATGCTTTATATACATCAGATTTAACATGAGAGCCAGTTACATATGTTGAACCACTTAACCATTGCCAAAAGAAATCTACTGCAAAGTATTCAACATTAGATGTATTTTGGATAGCTAAATCAGTTAGAGTAGAATTAATGATTCTATTCAAATCAAAAATACCTACATTGGATGTATTAGGATATTTTACAATTGTATATTCGGGTGTAGAGCCAGATGCTGCAGGACCACCTTGCCAGTAATATAAATTACCTACAAATTGAAATGAAGATGAAGTTAGCAAATTAGAATCACTTTCAGCAACCGTAAATATAATCGGTGACTGTGCTAATGATACTTGCGCTGGTGTTTGATTAAGACTTATAGACATTATTCAGAATCGTTTCTTATTATAACCGATTTTTTCTGAAATGTATTTAACGCTACTAATCTAAATCATCAATTGCTTTACTTATTTGATTTGCAACTTGTGCAGCAATCTCATCCATATAATCTTGCAATAGGGAATCTATTACTGGTGAATTCAATGCTTTATCAGCAAAATTGATTGAGCCAGGAACATTTTTAGTTTTACCTTTACGAACTTTTTTAGATACAGTCGGGTCATTCCAAAATTGTCCATAAGTTGCGCCAGGAGGAGCATAGTTTATTTCAAAACTAAAAGATTTTGTTTTAGCGTCTTCTGTTAAGATTTGAGCAGGTGTATTGGCTCTTTGTAATTGCTTTCTTAAATTACCTGTTTTTACAGGTGCTTTAGCAACTGTTAATCCACCAATTTGCTTTGCTATATCTTTTAAAGTAGGCATTAATTTATATCTTCTAAAGTATTTAGTATAGTATCATCAGCAACCTCATTGATTTCATATGCCCATCCATTATTTAGAGCTGCATAATATGCTTTTGGAGTTGCATCTACATACAATACTTTATCTTCTTTTATTAATTTGAATACTTGCATAATTTACTATTATCTCATTCTTGCTATAATACCATTCATTTCTGCTAATGCAGTTAATGTTGCTGATGGAACATTCGATGCTGTCAATTTATATAAATTACCACCTTGTCCAAAATAAATATGTCCGTTTGCATCTATTACTGACCAGTTAAAATCTCTTTGTGGTACAGTAATATAATTAAGTACATCATTGACAGGGTCATAAACATTTGCATTATTAGATGCGTTAGCTGAATTACCAAATCCATATATTTGACCATCAGCACCTAATATAGTAGTACCGATTCTATTATCAGTTACAGCGCCTCTAGCTTCTGTAGCACTATTATTTGATGTATCCATTAGATATATCTTACTTGCACCATAAGCAGGCATTGTATAAAGATATCCATTATAATGATTTGCTGCTGCTCTATATGAGTCACTAATATTTCCCATACCACTTACATATTCGTTTTGTGGCACACTTGTATTTAACACATGGTATCCATTCGTAGAACCTCCTCCACCTCCGACATATATTTTACCATTTCTACCCATAACTCCATTAAGAGTATCACCACCTGTTCCTATACTCAATGATGCAGCAGTATTGTTAGAACAATCTACTCTAAACCATGTATTGTTTTGAAACCAACCTGTTCCATAAATGTATTGTGCATCATATCCTGATGAATACAATTGGAAATATGAATTACCTAATGGGTTTGATATCGTTGTAACTTGCGTATCAGTTAATGTATCTACTACATATATTATACCATTACCTGGTATATAAACACATTTGGTATAATCATTATAAACCATTGAATAAGCCTGTGTGTTGCCTGATAATGATAAAGTTGAATTTGTATTATTATTTGTATTCCAAATATTAATAGTAGATGTACCACTATCACCTGCAATATATATTTTGCCATTTCTAGCTAATACACCTGCAATAGTATTACCTGTTAATGCAGTTGATACAGTTGAATATGATGAATATGTTACACCATTACCAATAGTAAATACATTACTTGCTGCTGTCAACCATTGGTCTGTTTCAGTAGAAGTCCAAACTTTAGTTGATTGGTCAGGAAATATTCCAGCAGCAGGTGCCCCTGCTGCTTTTATAAGTTGTCTATTAAATCCAAAGTTTTGAAATATCATTATATCATTTTTAATGTTGATACTACATTTACTTTTGAGCTATTAAATGCTACAAAAGATAGAATATCATTCGAACCACTTACTGATGCCGTATAAGCACTTCCTGATGGTTGTTGAACATTAGAACTAAATGCAATTGTAGAGCCTGTTGTTGCTATTAAACTTAATGTAGATGTTACACCACCTCTTAAATTACTTACTTCAATTCTGATTGGAGATACACTTGCAGTTAATTCAAAGTAGTTTCCTTTACTGAAATCCATAGATGCAGTATTAGAATTTACACTCATTGATACTACATTACCATATGCGCTTCCACTTAAACTTAAACTACCCGTTAATTCTAAATTAGCTAATCCTACTATTGGTGTCGTAAATATAGTTCTACCATCAGTATATTGGTCACCAGGTTGGAATTGAATAGGTGCGTAGTTTGCTCCGTTTAGTATACTACCTGATAATATGAATATACAAGGATTAGTTACACCGGTTACATAGCTACCTTGAGTTGGGTTTCCACTCATACCAATCTGATTTGAACCACTTCTTTGAAGCATTCCAAATCTACCATATGTTGCTGATGCGGTTACTGCATTTGATGTTATTGTTACTGCTGTATTAGAAACAACAACTTGTCCTGTCGAACCTGAACTTACAATGTTACCACTTGCACCAATTGCTCCAGTCACTTGTAAATCAACTGCTGCAGATGAACTAATAACTAAACTACCCGTTAGGACTTGGTTACCAACAAATGTATTAGCGCCTGTTGTAGCAAATGATGAAGTTGCAACAGTAGTTGTTTTACCATTTGCATTACCAACCCACAAATATCCTTGTTGTAAAGATGCAGTTAAGTTATTAATATATGTTGAACCACTTACACTAACACTACCTGTAAAGAAGTTTGTATCTTTGAAGAAAGTAGCATTACCATTGTTTGGAGATAAACCAAAGAAGTTTTGTGAACCAAATTGGTTATTACCACCACCATAGAAATATATGTTAGGAGTATTACCTAAATCACCATAAGTATTTACAATAAATCCACCTAATCCGTTATCACCATTTCCATTAATTGAATATCCACCATACACATCGTTTGGATATGTAGTTGTATCAAAATAGATAGTAGTACCAGTATATTGAGAACCTGATAAATTAGCATTTGCTGCTATTTTAAGTTCACCATTTAGGATAAATTGGTTTCCTTGGAATTGGTTAGAACCCGTAGTAGCTATACCATCTAAATTCGTAGAACCTCCATCAACTTTAGTAAGTGCAATTCTATTATTAGTAAATGATGCAGTTTGGAATAAACTACCAGTCAATGCACCTAATGTACTATTCTTTGTATTTTGAGATGCAGTAAATGCATTCAATGAATCTAAAGGAACATTTAGCCAACTACCTGATTGAGATGCTAATGTAGCAAACTTTGTATCAATTGATGCAGTCCAAGGATTAGTTCCAATGATACTTTGTGTGAATGCGTTTATATTATTTAAAGAAATATTTACACTTGCAGTATAAGAAGCTAATGTAGAATTCTTTGTATCTTGTGATGCCGTATAAGCTTCGAATGAAGATGTTTGTAAAAATCCTAATCCAACTATTTGAGCAGAAGATGAAACAGTACCTGCTGGAACTGAACCACTTGTCATACCCCAAGAACCCGATTGAGCTGCTATATTATCCCATTTAGTATTATACAATGATGCTGATGTAGCAATATTAGTATTAATTGTATTTTGAGATGATGTAAATGCTTGTAAAGAAGAAGTTACATTTGCTAATGTAGTATTCTTTGTTTCTTGAGAAGCAGTAAATGCATTAAGAGATGTTAAATCTGCTGAACCACCACCCCCAAATGAAGATGTAGCAACTTGTAAAGGTTGATTATTACCATTACCTACCCAAGCATATCCTGTTTGTAAATTTGGTAATAAAACTGGTCCTGGGTTTAATACTGATAATTGTCCACCTGCTCCCGTTTTAGTTACGATTGCTATTGGTTGAATTACATCATTACTACCGGTTGGACGAGTTGAAGTTAATACTCCATTACCATCTACATATAATTGAGTTCCTGCTGGCAATGAACCGGCATTATATCCTTCTAATATACCTAATAATAATCCTCTACCATTTGCTCCTGATGCGATAGTTTCAGAAATGATATATTGAGCAGGCATTTTAGTTGAATCAGTTGTAACTGCTCTATATACTACTGGGTTAGCACCTTGCGAACCTGATACATATACTGCCGTTCCTACAGTCAATGATGTTGCTTCACCATTGTGAACTGTTTGATACATTGCACCTACATTACCAAATGATAAAGTTCCTGCTGCATTTGTTTGTAGAACTTGACCTGTGAATGTACCATCAGTAGTTGGATAATTTAAATTAGCTATTTTAGCTGCTGATGCCGTTACTGCTGCACTTATAATTTGTGGTTGAATAAATGTATTTGTTACATCAGTTCTAGCAAAAGAACCTGTTTCAGATTCAGTTACCCAGCTTCCTGATTGTGCACCTATGTTAGTTAATTGTTGTTGTAAAGATGCAGTTACCGAAGCAAGAGTTGTATCTTTAATTAATTGAGATGCGCTAAATGCGTTTAAGGAAGATGTACTATTCGCTACACTATCAAACTTACTATTTACACTTGCAGTATATGTAGCAAGAGTAGCATCTTTAGTTATTTGAGATGAACTAAAAGCATTAATGTTTGATATTGAAATGTTTAAACTTGCAGTTGTACTTTCAATATTATTTAATCTTGCATTTGTAGATGCAGTATATGCATTTAATTCAGCTTGACTTGCTATATCAGCTGGAATATTTGATGCTGATAATATACCTGTTATAGATACATTACCTAATGAATTCACAAATACTCCTATACCATTACCTAAACCATCTTGTAATTCTACAGATGCAGTAGTAATAGTTGTATCGCTCCCTAAATGAATTAAGCTTGTATAGCTTTGTGAAATGTATAAATTACTTAAACTTCCCATTTATATTTTTTTTATATATTTTAATCGTATGCCCATTGTCTGAAAGCTGCGTTAGAGCCTGAATTCCAGTTTTGTGGAGTTGTACCCCATACTTGCGGATTTGTCCATAATTCACACAATTCACAAGTTTCAAAATTAGCATATGGAACATCCAATATTGGTAAGTTCACATAGTTGTATTCATCGCTTCCTTCAAATGTTCCAACAATAGTATAACAATTGTAATCGTAATAAGTAGTTACTCCCCTATCAGGTATGTTAGATGTTCTACTTGCGAATACTTGTCCAATCGAACCTGAATTAGGATTTAATGTTGCTCTATATCTTCGACCAGTATCACATTGTTCAATAATATATCCACTTCCTGATGGTTGAATTAAGAAGAACAAACATCTATTCTTATCATTGTGTGTTGTTAAGGTAAATGTTGCTGTCCAACCTGCTACACCATTATCCAATCTATCAGCAAATGGAGTACAAACAACATCATCATTAATTTCAAATCCTGCTACACCTCTTTGAGTATATGCAGTCAAATCATTTAAGATTGCTAAAGTATTTGCGTATATATCTACCTTATCATCAACTTGATAGTAAGGAAGCGTTTGTGTATTATCTCTTGGATTAGATTCATCATTCTTATTCTTAACTTTGTCAGCAATCATTAACTCAACTTTAAAGTTAGTTACTGAAGTTCCAAAGTCTGCTTCTAATATCTGAACATTAGCAACAGGGTATTGAGGAAATTGTCTTTCACCAAAATCCCATAAGTCACCTAATGATGTAGCACCAATACTCGGATGATTATTCATAATCGTCTTAAAGTAATTCACTACATTGTAATATAGTGTATAATTGGTGCCTGTATTATGTACTATTTGTTGACTCATATTAATTTGGATATAATTCAAATAAGCAACGATTTCTATCGTTGTGTGTTGTTAATGTAAATGATACTACCCATCCTGCCAAACCTGAATCAAATCTTTCGTGAAATTGCTGACAATTGATTTCTCCGAACAAATCAAACCCAGTCACACCTCTTTGTATGAAAGAAGTAACATCGTTCATTATAGACAAATTATTAACCCATACATCCATCTTATCTTCGGTATCGTAGAATGGTAATGTTTGAGTATTATCTCTTGGATTTGATTCGTCATTCTTATTCTTATATTTGTCAGCAATTAGAATACTCATATCAAATTCAGTAGTAGTAGTTAGAAATCTAACACCTCTAACGATAATATTTGCTACCGGATAAGTTGGGAACTCTCTCTCATCAAAATCTTCTATATCCTCATTACTAACTTGCGCAATAGATGGATGATTTGCCATAAATTCAGCAAAGAAATTAATTAAGTTATAATAACTTGTATAATTTACATTTGTGTTATTTACTAAAGATACTCCCATAAGTTTGTTTACAATTGTATACCGCCAAAGTATTGGTTACTTTGGTCAGGATAAATTTGTGTTTGGTTACCAACTGATTGTAAGTATTGAGGAATAAATTGAGAATATGCAATTAGATAGTTTTGTAATCTTAATGCATAGTAATCAGCATTATTCAATGCCTTTGTCAATAGGTAATCTATTTCTCCTTTTTGTGGTGCAATTCCTTGCTCTGATTGCTGTTTAACTGCTCCATTGGATTTGAACTGAACTGACGAAAATGGTATGTATTCTACACAGGAATACCATATTAGAGCATTCTTAATATAATCATCTAAAAGGTCTTGATAATAAGGAGATAAGTTATCTACATTATTAGCAATGATTTGGTCTTGAAGATATTTAAATAGAACTGTTCCCAATAAGTTCTTTAAGTACTTATCTTGTGCCGTTCTTACAAAAGGTAAAAGAGCATCTGCATCAATAGCACCCTGTAATGGAGTGTTCTTAATGATATCGTTTCTGTTTATGAATAATGCGTATGCCATAATTAATCGTTATATGTTTCGTATTCTTTGTTGAAAAATGGTTGTGAACTTCTAACATGCTCAAATGATACATTAGGTTTTGGCTCTGATTCCAATTGGTCCTGTGGTTCTTCTTGTACTGCAGGATTCTCTAATGATTTATTTGTTTCATCTTCTACCTGTGCTACAGTCTTACCAGTCTCTTCAGCAGTTTGTGATAAGATTACTAATGGAGTTAATTGTTCAAAGTATAATTGCATTTCATCATATCCACCACAAGTCAAAGCGTAATCCAATGAGTTAAGGATTAAGTTTTGGAATGGAGATATTGTCATTGTTTGCATAATAGAGAATGCCGTTTTCATCTCTTCTGATTGGGAGCTAAATCCGTTATTAGCCGTTCTTATACCAAACAAAAGTGGAGATGTAACTCTATGAGCAACTAATATTCTATCTTGTGTATAATCAGCAACATATTCATATTTCTCATGTAAATTACTGATATCAATTACATCCAATGTAGGTTTAGTAGCAGGGTCATCATTGAATGATAACATAAAACGACCTGCATTATCCGTACCTGTAAATTTAGCTTGAACTAAATCTTCTATTGTTTCTCTTTCTTCTGGTGCTGGAACTCCATTGTTAAAGTTAATCATTACAGCAGGTAAGAAACCATTTGTAATATTATTTAAATGTAAGTTACTGATTTCACCTTCACTAATTGCGAATTGCATTGCTGCAACCCAATCAGGCAATGAATAATAATATAAACCTGGTGCGTAGTTCTTTATGTAAAGGATTTCACACTTCTCATTTGATGTTTCAAACGCAGGTATCTTCTTTTTATCTTTAATCTTTCTTTGGTCATTCCAATCAGTACAATAGAAATAGTTTTCAACTTTAGGATGAGAACCTAATTTCTCTGCTCTTAAATATTGAACAGGCACATGATACATCTTAACAATCTTTGTATGGTCATCATTCCAATATACTTGGTATGCTGCATTACCATACAACTTTAAATCAAATGCTACTCTTTTAGTTTCTTCTTGAGGAATTATCTTTTGAAGAATCTTATCGTATACTTCATTCTTACTGTATAATCCTTTTCCGTAAATTAAATCTGCTATACCTTCAATACATGCTGAATTTGTAGTCGATACATTGTAAGTCGTAGTTACTGCATCAAAGAAATCATCATGTCCGTAGACACCAAATGGAATCCAATTATAACGAGTTTTTGTATCCTCCATTATAATAGGAACTTGATTATTGTTTACATTAACGATTGAAAGTTTGGTTGTTTGTTTCATATTATTTCATTATGATATATCTGTTCTCACTAGCGTGCGATATTACTGGTGGAATTTGGTTTTCGTATATTGATTTATCTTCAGATGCTGATGCGTATGCCTGTAATGAACCATGCCATATATAATCACCATCAGTATTAGATACTAAATTGGATGCTCCTGAATTAATAAGTGTTAATCGATATTCACTACCTACAATTGCTCCACTAATACTTGCAGTAAAACCTATCATACTTTCGTATCCATTATAGGTAATATTGCTAATTGACATTGTAGTATTTTCCAAAGTATACATATCCTGCATACTCATCGTAAATTCAGATGAAGCAGTAGGTTGCGTTCTTATGGTATATGAATTGCTTTGTGATATGTGGTACATTAACATAGCTCGTAATTATCTTGTTGTTATCTAATAATAACACTACATTTGTTAGAAATAGTTAGACACAAAAAAAGGGAACTCATTTGAGTCCCCTTAATATTTTTATGCTATACCGAATTAGTTAGTTCCGTAAACTACTGTGTAGTTTGCAGTTAAACCACCCAATGCGTTAGTTGTTGAGCTTCCTGATAAGAATGCTGCTGGTAATTGTTCCATACCTGTGAAAGTAGCTGAATAACCATAAAGGTCACCTAATGCTGCTCCTGTTTGGATTGTACCTGCAGTTAAATCTGCACCTAAATGTTCACCAACCAACAATGCATCTCCGTTATTTGTCCATACGATGATTTGAGGGCGACCGTATGCCATTAACTTCAATTGAGTTGTCATTTCGTTAGTCAATTTCTTCAAGTTAAGAACTAATTCTTGTGAGAAGAAAGTTGTACCATTTTCACGAGATGTATTTACTGTTTCAGTATATGCACTTGTACCCTTTAACTGATAGTAGTAAAGAGTAGAGCCAGATGGAACTGCTGTTACCAATCCGCTTCCGTCTTTTGTGAAAGAGCCAGTTGTATAGTTCACAAAGTAAACTCCTTGAAGTCCACCAATCGATTCTTTACAAACTTCGTTTCTTCCAGCTGATAAATTACAAGCCATATCTTTAAGTTTTTTTAATTGTTAGTTAAATAGAGGGGTGAGTATTTCCCACCCCCTTATTAGTTATTTTTAGTATGCTCCGTAGTATACGATATCAGAACCCACACCGAATTGTGTACCCG